GATGATGCGGGTGCGCCAGTTGCGGCCGCCCTGGTACTGCCAGCCGGTGCGGGCGACAATGGCGTCGAAGTCGCGGCGGAAGTCGGCAATCGTGCCGCCTTCCAGGATGGCTCTATCGACGGCCTTACGCAGATCGTCCACCAGGTCCAGACGCGCAGCGCCCGCGACCATGAAACCGTGGGCGTGGTCCTCACGCTGCAGGTCGCGCCAGCTGGCGGTGGGCACATTGACTTTGCGCCGCCAGAATTCGGCCTGCTCGCGGAACGGCACAGTGATGGCGCTGGGGTCAGCCAAGGCCGGCCTCCTGCAGCAGATCAAAGCGGCCGGCCGCCTGGGCCGCATCCAGCGCATCGCGCATGCCAGTAGCGAAGCCGTCCAGGTCCAGCTCAGATTGCAGTGCCATCAGGCCATCGCGCACCGCATCCAGGCTATCGGCTCCCTCGACCAGCGCCCGGACCTGATCGACCCAGGCATCAGTGTGCGGACCCAGTTGCTGGTCCAATTGGTCGGTGATGGCCTGCACCAGGTCGCTCGGGGGCGCGGCTTCGGCGTTGAGGGCGCGTTGGTGATTGAGTGCCGGTGCGGTTACCAGCGCCTGCAGCAGTACCGCGTTCTGGTCCGGGTCCGGCAGCCCCAGCTTGTCGCGCACCACGCTCTGCTCGACTTGCAGGCCTAGCGGCACCAGCTTGGTCAGGGCATCGACCAGCAGCGCGGTGTTCTCCGGCTTGGGCACGATCAGCGACAGCATCGGGTAGCGCCCGGGGCCATAGTTGAGGTCGATAAATGGCCGCACCAACTGCCGTTGCAGCGTGTTGGAAAGCGCCTTGGCGTCGGCGGTGAGCAGATCCAGCCGCACCAGCTGATGCACCTGGGCCTGGGCCAGGCTGGCGCCATCATCGGCGGTCATGGTTTGGCCGATCACCGCCTTGCTGATCTGCCGATCCCACCACTCGGCTAGCCCCTTGAAAAAATCACCAGAGCCAGCAGTCTGCACCGCCTGCTGGAACTCGATGCGCATCGAGTCGGGCATTACCGCTGCGGCATCGTTGCCCAGGTTGGCCACCGCCGCGATCAGCTTGTCGATATCCTCCGGCTTGGCGCCCGGGCCGTATTTGCCCACCCGCATCGGCAGCCCAAACACATCGGCGAAGGCCATTCAGTCGCGCCAGGTCCAGGCCTTGCACATGTAAGCCACGGCCGCCAGGCGCGCCAAGCCGCCCCGGATCGGCAAGCCGCTGCGGATCTTCGGGGTGTGCACGATGAACTTGTACGGTGCCAGTGCGATGCCGTTGACCAGGTCGGCCGGATCCAGCAGGCGCAGCTCGCGGCCGGTATCGCGATCGAAGCGGAAGTGGCGCGGATCGCGTTCGGCGTAGTGATCCGGCCGCCAGGTCTTGCCGCTGCGGTCCCACAGGATTTCACCGACCGCATAGCCCTTGCCCAGCGCATCGACCAGGTGCGCCAGCAGTTCGCCGAACTCTGGCGCCTGGACCAGCTCGCGCAGCGCATCGGCCCGCTGCACATCGGCTGCGTCGTCGCTGGCGGCCTCCACCCGTACATCCAGCCCGGCCACGGCCAGCTTGCGGGTGGCCAGCACCGAGGCGTAGTGCAGGTCGCGTTCCTCCATTTCTTCGGCCAGCGTGAGGTAGTCGCGGGCATCGCCGTTAGCGGCGCTTTGCAGCACCGCCGCCAGGCGCGTGGGGGTGAGGTGATCGGCGACCGCCGGGTGCCAGGTAGAGCGGATGCTGGTCAGCCGTGGGGCGGCCAGTTCCTCGGTCAACTTGTCGTATTCGATGGGCCGGCCGTATTGGTCCAGCAGACGGGAGGTGGCCATGGTTACAGTCCTTTGGCGGTGCGCCAGCCGCCGCCACGGCGGATGGTGCGGTGCTGTGTGTCGTCACGCGGCTTGACCCGATGGAAGCCGAAGATCTCGACCTCCTGCCGACTGGCGTAGTGCATCAGCGCGATGGCGATACCGGCATCACCGTGGCGCTGGCCACCATCCTTGCCGGTGGTTTTTTTGTCGGGCAGGCGAGCTACGCCCTTGATGACCTTCAGTGCACGCAGATCGGCGAGAATGTCGCGGTCGCGAGGCACGGCGATCGTGGCGTCCTCAAAGGCGGCTTTGAGGGGTGGCATCTGCTCGCGGTACCAGCCCTCAGTAAGCATCACCAGCTCGACCTGGTCGTAACCGAATGCCTGGGCAAGGAACTCGGCCACGGCATGGCCGTTGCCACGGGCATCAATGGCCGCCTTGCGGAAGCGCGGCAGCCGGCTGATGACAAACTTACCGATCTGCTCCTGCTGCCGGTGCGGCATATTGCGCAGTTCCAGGATGAACGGTACGCGGCGGCATAGCGCCTGGTCGATCTGCGCCGGCACCTGTACGGTCAGGTCGCCACTGCGGCCGAAGTCCTGGCCGAAGACGCTGTCCAGATCCGGGTCCAGTGCTTCCAGCAACGGGGCCGCTTCCAGATCGAGCCATTGCTGGATCGTGTTGTAGCGTTCTTCATCGGAGTGTTGCTCGAAGCCGGTCGGGCAGCTGAAGCGCAGCAACGGCACGGCCGTCATACGCGCTTCGATCAATGCCGTGGTCAGCCAGGCACCGGAACCTTGTGAAGGCACAACGTCCAGCTCTTCCTCGGCGGCGTCGCTATAGAAGGCATACACATCGGCGATCCACCTGGCCTGCGCTTGGGCATCCCAGACAACCCCCTTGCGCATGCAGACGCGCCCGAACAGTCCCTGATCGACGGCCTCTTGGAAGGTGATGCGGTGAATACTGCCCTTGCGTTTGCCCGCACGGATTTCCGTGATCAGCTCATTGAACGCATTCTGGTCACCATCATGGGTGCTGATGACGCGGACCTTGCCACCCCAGATCAGCAGCGCCAAAGCTGCCTTGAGCAGTTCGTCGAGCTGGCCATGGAAGGCAGCCTCATCGATCACCACCACACCCTGCTTGCCGCGCAGGTTGGCCGGGCGGGAACTGAGCGCGACGATACGAAAACCGGAGGCAAGACGAATCGTATAGGTCTTGATCGACTTGTCTTCGTTGCCATCCTTGAAGACTTCCTCGCCTTCCTCAATCTCGCCGGCCACCTCATTGAATACGCGCGCCCACATGGCGCAGGCTTCGATGTACTCGATTGCCATGTCCATGTTGTAGCCGATGTAATAGACATTCATCCCGCCGGCTTGGCGGGACTTTGCGGCGGTCAGTACGTTGTCCGATGCTTCCGCCCAGGTGAGGCCGACACGGCGGCTCTTCTCAGCGATCTTCAGGTCGCTGCTATCGGCGACCCAGTTCTGCTGATACGGCAGCAGCACCGCATCGGTGTTGCTGTTGATCTGCCGTGCGATTGCGGCAGGCAACTCCCGCGTCAGCAGGTCAGGGCCGGTGTCAGCCATTGGCGGCCTGCAGCTTGGCCATTTCAAGCATGCCAACGACTTCGGCCGTGCTGGCATCGGCGCCCAGGTAGGTCATGGCAATGTCATCGCCGCTGGATTGGCACCGGCCTGATACCACTACGATGCAACGCTCCACCCGGAACGGAAAGCGGCCAGCGCGGATTTCGCCAGCAACATATTCCAAGCCGGCCGCAATCGTTGCGGCATGGTCGATTGTGGCAACTTTGCCCAAAGGGCGGACATTCTGGCTCATCGGACCCCCAGTATCTTTTCGCGCATATCGGCGGCGGTTTCCTTGGACAAGCCGCCGCTCTTGACTACGTTGTCCGGCTTTTCCTGCTGTTCCCGCAGAAGTGCCAGGCGGGCTTCCTCGGCGATTGCCTTGCGCAGGTTCACGCCCACCCGCTGGGTATCCATCGCATCCTTGGCGGCGCGAGCCAGCTTGCGGATCTCATCAATGGTGATGTCATCGTTGCCGTGCGCTTGAAGCGCGGCATTGGTCGCCAAGGTAGTGATGGCCTGGGCCAGCAGCGCGCCAGCCTTCTCGCCGACGCCTTCGCCCAGCTCGCCGATCACCGCGTTGCTGACCGTCTCGATCTCGCGCATGCGTGCGGTCAGCTCGGCAAACCCGCGCTCGTACCGATGCAGCGCCGACCGGGATACCTCAGCCGCCGGTTCCCCTGGGAAGGTTGCCCGCAGGTCGGCAATCAGTTCATCCAGCGTCAGCGTGCCTTCGCGCAGGCGCCGCTCGATGTGGGCTTTCTGCACGGCCGGCAGCCGGGTGATACTGGATTTGGTGCGGCGCCTGCTCATGGCATCACTTCGGGCTGGGGCGGCTGACGCCGGGGACGATGGCCTGGCCGGCAACAACATCGCCACCGCGAGCGCTCAGCGTGGCCACGACCACCCCTGGAATCGCTTCGGATAGTGCGACCAGACCCTGGTCCTGCAGCCAGGCCAGATCGGTGCGCACGTCATCGCGGGTACTGGCAACGCCCAGGAAGTGCAGGCCGGCGTGCAGCACCGAGGTGTTGGTGCGATAGCCGGGTTGCTCCTGCAGCAGCCGTAGCAAGACCAAGCGCCGGTCTTCGCGCAGGCGCTCGGCAAAGGGCATGTTCATCATTCATTCTCCAGGAGATGCTGTTGGACGGTCTGCAGCAGGCGGTTGGTGGTCTGGATCTGGCCTTCCATGGAGGACAGGCGTTCGTAAACCTGGCGGACATCGGTATGGGTCAGGGCCTGCTCGCGGTACACCTCCAGCCGCGTCACGCGGGCAACCAGGCCAACGTGGCGCCACCACAGCAAGAAGCCGATCAACAGGTTGGCCAAGCTGATCACCAGCACGACAACCAGCAGTGCCACCACCATGTCATTCATCGCGGTGCTGTTCATCGCCGTTCCACCTCATCGGCGCACGGCTGGCAACGCCGCGTGCGCGGCACCGTGCGTAGCCGCTGCCAGGGAATCGACTCGCCACAGTCCAGGCAGTCCCTGTGCTCGGGTGCAACGGCTTCCTGCTGCGCACGTCCCTGCTGGAATACTTCCCAGGCACGGGCCTCATCGGCGGCAGCACGGTCAGCGGCGTCGATCACTGGGGTGTTTCCTTCCATCGATCAGGTCATTGAGGTCGGTCGCACAACCGCCGAGGGCGCGGGCCTGCGCGCGCAGTCGGTCGGCCAGGTTGGGATCACGGCTGGCCCGTTCGGTGACCACCATGTTGGCTACCATCGCGCGGTACTCATCGCGCAGCTTGATCAGATCGTGGGTCCTGACCATTTGTGGCGGCATTCGAGGGGCGCTCATGCGGGCAGCGCTCCACCGTCAGCCCGGCGTCCAGCACGGCTGCGCAGTACCAGCGCCAGGCGGTGGCCTGCCATTCGTGCGCCGCATTGAGCAACCGCGCCATACGGCTGCGGCAGTCGTGATACTGCGCCGCTACCTGGTCGTGGTTGCCGATCAACACGATCCATTCGTCGCTTGGGGCGGCGGCCAGTGTTGGGCACGGCTGCACCAGGCTGGCCTGCAGCGGTGGGGGCGGCGGGATCGGCAGCGTCCGGGCCGGCATTACTGCGGTTCCAGTGCTGCAGGACGCCAGCACCAGCATGCTGGCCCAGTTCAGGCCGAGCGCGCCCCAGCTGCTGCAGTGCCTGGCGTTGGTCGGCGGCCCATTGGCGGATCTGTTCACGGTCTTCCTCACGGGCATGCGCCACCGCATCCAGGCGGCCGATGGCGCTGTCATAGTTCAAGGCACTTTGCACGGCGCTCTGGCGCAGCGCATCGGCGGTTTGACTCAGCTGCTGCACGTTGTCGCGCAGCTGTTGGTTCTCGCTGCGGGCCGTCTGGCCGGCATGCCAACGGTAGCCGCCGCCGAAGCCAGCCAGCCCGATGGCCAACCACAGCAGCAGGTGGGCGGCGACCTTCATGGGCACACCGCCGTGCCGGGCCAACCGGCAGCGATATAGGCCGGTTCCAGGGTCAGCAGAATGCGCCGGGGATAGCCGGTGTTCTCGGCATGGGCCGAAGGGCCACGGGCGCGAAAGCGCTCCACCTGGCGCCAGTCATTGGCATCGGCACGGCCGGCAACGGTCAAGCCACGTTCGCGCAACAGCCACGCCTCACCTCCGTTGTAGCCACGCAGGGCGAAGTTCCAACGGCTGCACTCGCTCAGCGAAGCCCAACCGATCGGCTGGACCCGGTCCAGCAACCAACGGTCGTACAAC